ATTTAAAGCTTGAAGTAAAGTTGTTGGTATATTTTTTAATTCATCTGTAGTATCTAATATATGTGAATAAATTTCTACAGCTTTTAAAATATCATCATGATTTAAAATAAAGCCTAATTTCATAGAAGTTATTGATTTAGGATTTGAATGAGTAATAGGAATAATAAAATCTTTTGTTTTAAAACAAATTGTAAGCGAATAAGGTGATATTTCAAGATCAAAAACAGTAGAAGTATCAATAGATTTAAAAATTACTTCATCATTAGTTTTAGCAATTTTATAACTTCTATTTAAATATACTCTTTTTTGTTTTTTAAGATAATCAGCAAGTGATAAAGCCCAAGGTCTAGATTCACATAAATTAGTAGTTTCAATTTCTAATTCTAATTCAGGTACAGAAGCTTCAACTAGGAAAACATGAGTAAAACCAGTAGAATTATTATTTGAAGAAGTTTCAATAAAATGAGCTGTTTTTAAACCATTTGCTGTTATATCATAATATAGTCCAGTTGCACATCTAACAAATTTATCATAACCTACTCTGAATTCATTTCTGTTAATTAATTTATTTTTAAAAAAAGCTTGTACAGTATCATAATCAAAAGAATAAGTAGCATTAGCTGATACCCAAGTTTTTGAAAAAGATATTAATGGAGCTCTTGATAAAGCTTTTATTTTAACATGTTTTGTTTCTGAAGGAATATCAAGAACTTCAAAATGATCCTTTTGAGTTATTATAGGATTATTTGATATTATTCCATATTTTACAACATCAGAATATAATTGTTTAGTACTATTATTTGCAAATTCTGTAGTATATTCAGCAGATTTTTCATTAAGTTTTTTATACCAACTTGTATAAGAAAAAGCATGTGATCTATCTCCTATTAATTTTAAAGATCCAAAAATTCTAACACCAATACCTTCAAAAAAACGTGATCTTAAAGTCATTGTAACTAAAGAAGATAAATTATCAGGTTTTCCAGAAGTTATCATTTTAGTATTACGTTTAATGTATTTATTGAAAGCATAAATTGAATTTTCAGCTACTAAAATAGAATCTTTTAAATCCATATTTGGACAATCTATAGCAGATGGTAAAGTATCAAATTTTCTATGATCATTATAATATTCAGCAATAAGTGTTCTAGCTTTTTCTCCTGATAAAACTTTAATTAAATCTGCAGTATATTTTTCTTGATCAAGAGCTTGATGACCTCTTAGTGTAATTCTAGAAGTAGCTGGAAGATGTTTAGGTTCTATATAATCAGTACATTCTTGAGAACATATAAAATCTATTATTTCTTTAGAGTCATTTAATCTAGGAGTCAATTGATCTATTAAATTTTTTGAAAATTCTGTAGGTGTATTTAAAGAAACAATATCATTCATATAACTTTTAGCTGAATTTAAATTAATTTTTGATAATTCTGATTCAATTTCATTATAAGAATATTTAACATCAACATCAAAATTTAAAACTCTTAAAACAGAATGTTTTGATATTTTAATACATCTTCGTTCTCTTGATAACCAAGGATCAGTAAAACGTTTATAAAAAGAATTAACTCCTAAAGAATCTGAAAAAAGAGACATACAACCATTTTTATATATATTATATAAGAAAAATCTTGAATCAACAGCTTCATGTCTAAGAGTAAAAAAATGAGATGGAAAATTCCATTGTGATATTTTATGACGTTGTTCAAATTGTGATAATTTTTTATCTGTTCTTACTAATGAATGTAAACCAAGTGCTCCTGAACTTTTAAAAATTTTAATTCTATCAGCTTGTTCACTTATACTTTTAGGAATACGAAAATAATCAGATAATTTAAATTCTTCAGGAGTTTCAGTTATTATACTAGAAAAAACAAGAGCATAATCATGTGCTTTTAAAAGATGAGCAGATCTTAAATACATATTAGCTACAGCACCAGAAATACATGTAGAAAATGGTTCTATAACAGGAAATCCTCCTAATTCAACTGGAAGAAAATAAGATCCATCTGATATTTTAGACCATCGAGACCATTGTTCAGTATGTAATGCAATATTTAAAATAGATAATATAATAGCACCAGAATAAGAACCTCCAACAGTAAAATAATTTGCTGAAGCAGATATTGCATGAAAATAATCTTCAACATGATTAGAACCATCTCCTACATCAATTTTTGAAATTCTTTGTTTTAAACTAGGAGTAGCCATAACATTTTTTTTAAAAAAAATACTATTAAATTCAGCTATATGAAAATTAAAAGATGATTTAGATTCATTTCTTATAATATTAAAAAGAGCACCAGAAAAATTTATAATACCATGTATTTTTTTAACAACTTCTAGTCTATTAAGTGAATCATGTATTTTTATAATTCTTGAAGAATCATCTGAAGTGCAAAAAGATTTAATTATAACTTTTTTTCCAAATTTTTTAAAACATACACTTTCAACAAATTTACACATTATTGAATGAAATACTGAAGATGTAGAATGAAAAATTCCTTGACACATTCCATAAGGTAATGTTTTACTAAATTTATTATTAAATAAGTCATTTGAATGAGCATCAAAAAATTTTTTTAATGTATCAGATCCATGATCTCTTTCTAAACCTTCTCTAGTTATAGTTAAAACATTATTATTTTGTTTTACATATTTTGAAAAAAGAGTTATTAAAGATTCTGGAAATTTAGCTTGTTTAAGTAGTACTTTATTAGATATAAAATAAATAAGACGTAATAAACCTCTTTCAGTTGGAATTGATCCATAAAACATTAATGAAAAATAATTTAACATATGATTTGGTCCCCATCTTTTTTGATCTGAATTATCATAACATACAGCATAAGATGCTGAATCTTTAGTTGATGCTGAAACAGCTGATTCAAAAACATAATCTTTATCTTTATTTTCAAGTAGATCAATATTTTCAACAATAGATGATAATGATCTAGATATTGTTTCAACAAATAGAGCTCCTAATCTAAAAACAGCATTTAATACACTTATTTCTCTATTACCTATTTGATCTTTTTGTACTATTCTATAAATATATTCTAATGTATTATCAGCTAATTGATCTATAACTAAACTAAAGATTGATGAATCACCTCCTGATTTTTCAATATTTTCCATAAAAACTGTATGTAACCAAGAATTATTATTTAATAATTTAGGATCTGTTTCATATTTTAACATTAGTTCCTCTAAAATTGCTGTAGCAGCTCTACATCCTTGATTTTTATCAGTAGCAGCTCCTCGTTCCATAGATCCTCTCATAGTACAAGCTTCAATAGGTGATTTATTTAATTTATGATATATATCATTAATATTAGAAGAATTTGCTTTACAAAAATGATTTGCAGCAGCTATAATTACAGCAGCAGAAGCTCTAAAACGACCAGGACCACTTAATATTATTTTTTTTACAAATTCACATTCATTGTGTACAAATTCTTCAGATATTAAATAATTAAAATCATCAATTTGTGCAATTGTTTTATAACTTAATGCTGATAAAAAATCAGGATTAGAAGATTTATTAGATTCATATATTTTAAATTCATCATCTAATTCATTATAACAATATGCTTCAGATACTTCATGAAAAGCACGAAATTTATTAAAAATATTACAATAATACATTGATGAAACAGTATTATTAAAACTTTTAGAAGGTTTTGTACTATGAGGAAAAACAACTGATAATTCTCCATCAACAATAATATCTGATATTCTATCATTATCTCGTATTATAGAAAGAGATAAACCTAATTTAATCATTCTTACTAAATATATAAATTCCCAAGTATATGTTGGAGTTATAAAACCTATTTTTTCAGAAATAGCAGCTGGATCTGAACCAAAACCTATTGATGATGTATAAAGATAACGTACTTGTTGAGCTGCTTGAGAAAAAACATCACGATTAACTAAACAATGTAAAACAGTACTTGTTAATTTTTCAGGTAAATCAGAAGTATTTATTTTACCAGATGTTAAATTAGATTCAATATCCCATGTTAAGAGTGATAATACATAATATGGTATTCTTAAAAGATATGAAACTTGATTATTATCCAAAGTTCTAAAATGTGATCTTGAAACTCCAATTGATTCATGATGTTTTGACCATACTATTGAATTTGATTCAGTATTTTTTACATTTTTTGAAATAACAGTATAATGAGTTCTTTTAAAAGAATCTTGTGTAGCACACATTTTTGTTACAGTTACTGAAATATAAGGACCATTTATTCCAACATAATAAGTTTCATCTTTATGTGAACCTTTAATTGAAGCTGAAAAAGTTTTTACTATTTCATAAAGATGTGAAACAAGAGAACCTGCTACTGTATTACTTAACATATAACTTGTTGAATTAATTAAATTAGCTGATACTTTTCCTAAATTTCCTGTATCATCTTTTACTAATTGACCTAATGATATAATTTTATCCCAAATTGTACTATGAGAACCTACAGTTTTTCTTTTATTTAATAATTTACTTACATTATTTAAATCATTTTCTGATTCTTTAATTTTTAATAAACATTTTTCTAGAGATGATTTTGTTCCCTTAGGAATAGTAACACTGGGTTCTGTTTCATTTAATATTGAACGTTTTAGTTGTTTATCTAAAGATGAATAAGCAAACTTAATTGTAAAATAATGACCTTTAATATGTTTAACTGCAATTTCATATTCTGAATCATAACTTAATATTCTTGATGATCCATGAGAACAAGGAAAAGATAATAATTGATCAATATCTCCATTTGATTTTATTCCAAAAATTGTTCCTGAAAATATTAAAGCACGATGAAGTGTTTTAGCTAAAGGATCAGTTGATAATTTAAAAAGTACATTTTCCAAAGATAATTCAGAAGTTCCTAATTCAGCTTCTCTATGTATAAAACTTTCTTTTTTTGTGTGAAATTGAGTTGTAATTTCTTTTAAAGTTTCAATATAAGAACTATAAGCTTTTTTATTAATATTAGCAAAAAGATTAATAATATCAGGAAGAGAATTACTTGATGCAGCTTTTAAAGCATGTTGTATTTTATCTTCTGTTGATCTAACACTAGAATAATTTTTATTATGAGATTCAGAATTAGCTATTTCAGTAGTAGCAAAGTCTAAAACTTTAGAACAATTTGATATAAAAGCTTCATTATAACCTTTACTTTTTGAAGATAAATTTTCTAATAATCTTAAAGTATAAAATTCAGGAGAAGAGTTAGTTGGTTCATCACAAAAATATGGTAAATTTACATGAAATTTTTCAGGAGAATAAACATGAACATCAACTTGAATAGAACGACCTTGTAAACTTGGATCCAAACTTTTTTGATTTAATACATTTAATTTTTTTGTAACATTATCATATGATGAATCAGAAGTAAAATCAATTAAAAATAAAGTACCTGAAGATTCTAGTATTATATCACAATCAAAATTAAAAGATGGATTTAATCCTTCAAAAGATACTAATATCTGATCAAAAAAAATAGGTTCTTCCATATAAGCACATTTTACTAGAGCAAATAAATGACTTAAACGTTTTTCTAAATCTTTATCAGGAGTTAATCTAAGTTTTGCCATCATTGAGGAACCAACTAAAGTAGACAATTCAACATATTTATCTATATCAAAATTTTTAATTTCTGATAAAAATATAAAAAGTTCTGATACTGTTCTAAATTGTTCTGTTGCATAATAATCTGTAGATGATGACATTATTGTTACTGAAGATGCTTCTGTTGAATTTGATTTTTAAATATAGTTAAG